GTTGCTGTATCTAAATATGCTTCGTTGATTGCCATGTTTGCATTCATACCCAAGTAGTGAGTATTGTATGCGAGTAAATCAATAAGTGTGGAAAGTCCAGAACCTTCAAAGTTGTAATCTGAAAACTCTGTCTGATTTTTCATGTATGTCTTTAGGTTGGTTTTGATATCATCAAAGTCCAACTCAGTGACTTGTAATTTTGTTGCCATTTATCTTAGTCTCTCTAAAAATAAGTTTACAGTTTGTAATCCACTAGGCGAGTTTACCAAATAAAATTCAATCGTAACAGCATATGAATTTGAATCTGGATTTGGGTTTGCATCCACTCTAATAAGTTCTGCCCTAGGTTCAAAGTTGTTGATAACATCTTCAACATATCTTTTAAGAACATCTGCAACCAATGGAGATACTGGTTCAAAAAGAATTGCACGAATATCAGAACCAATCTCTGGATGAAAAGGACGTTCATAAAAATTTGTATTTACCAAATTACGAACACTACGCTTAACTGCTTCAACATTAGTAAGTTTACCAATGTCACCAGTGATAGGATGTTTAGAAAAGTTCAGATTTATATCTTTATATATCTGAGCATTTCTATCCGAATCATTATTTGATTCAGCATCTTTGAACGCACTAGGATTAACTGCCATCTAAATCTCCTTAAAGGTATTTATAACGATAATCAGAGATTATGGAAGTCTCTATTCTTGATATGTTGTTCTTGGATTTCTTCTTTTGATTGACCGTAATATGGAACAGCATGACGTTTCTCAATCATATATTCATTGATTGATTTGTCAGCATAGTTGGTGGTTCTCCACAGTTCCCCAAGAATACGACCGAACTTTCCTTCTGCATCCTTGTGTGTTTTAAGAACAATCCCACCTTCATCATCCAACATATCCGTGATGAACTTCTTTGCGGCAAGTCCATACTTCTTTTCTTCTAAATCTCTTGTTCGTGATTCTGGTGTGTCAATACCATACATACGAATACGTTCCTTCTTTAACCATACACCAAACCCCAAGTCAATATCTACGTCAACTGTATCGCCGTCTACGATATGAACTACCTTACATCTATACTCATACATTTTTTATCCTCCAGCGAATACATTAGGAGAACCAGCAGCAACTGAAGTGCAACCACTAATACCATCTCCTATTCTTCCCGCTCCTTTTCCATTTACTTTTACTGTTGAAGAACCAGCAGCGATAGGTGCAGAATGGGATGGACATGGTGCAGGCGGAAGAAGATGTCCTGTGTTTACATCTCCCTGTCTACTCCAAGGTATTCCATTCACGAATACGTTTGGACTTCCCACTGCTCTTGTCATACCAGAACAATGTGCTACGTCTGCGTCACCAACTCTAGTTGCTGCAGGCATTACATCCGCTCCCTCTTCATTAGTTCTTTTAGTTTATCGTTATATGATTCCATTAACTCATGCTGTTCTTCTGTATGAGGTTCTGGAATAACTTCTGGTTCAAATCTTATGAGGTTGTCAAAGGACATAGGTATGTCATCATAGTTATGAAACTCCATATAGTTGACACCATCTTTAATTAGAAACAATCCCTTCATTAGTTCAAGTCAATCCTTGCAGCGTCTACATCCAAGTTACCACTGATAGCAGTAGTCTGATTTGCACCATATGTTTCCGTAACATCTTTGGTAACTGTTTCAGTCTTTGCATCTTGATATGTTTCCGTAACACTATTAGATACTGTTTCCGATCTTTTGCCTGTTACAGAGATTGTATGTGAGTGTTCACCATTTTCCGTTCCGTATGTTTCCGTAACATTCTTCTTGACAACTTCCGTCTTATTACCATCAACTTGAATATTCCAATCGCCCTTGATGTATGTCTTACAGTTTGAATCAATCGTAAGGTTTACATCACCCTTGATATTTACAAAACTATTTCCAGCAACAATCTCATAGTTCTGTCCTACAACACGAGTGACTTTGTTTCCGTCAGCATCAATCTCATAGTATGTTCCGCTCTTGTGTTTCTCATAGATACGTTCTGCATATGGTGTGTCATCATATTCTTTGATATGTCCACTTTCTGTTTCAAGAACATGATTGTATGGATACTCCGTGTTCCGTCTTTTATATGGGGGAACTCTATCTTCTTGTGTCTCTGGATTTTTTCCAGTAGCATCTTTGCCACGAATGGATTCATCCGTAGTCTTTGGTTCTTTCCAAGTTGTTGCGGTAAAGTCTGTATTGGTTGCTAACTTGTCAGTCCAATTGGACGCAACATCTACAGTGGAGTCTGCATCACCAAGTATCTTTGATTCGTTTGCGGTAGGAACTTCCTCTGTGACAGAGGAATCTCTTTCTTCAATTTCTGGATGTGCTTCCAATAAACCAGAAGTCAAACGAGAAGTATCTGCTTGTCCTACACGAGAGGGGTATGGCCCAAAGTCTGGTTCTTTCTTATACTTTTCATCTTGCGTATCTAAAGCATCTGGTGAGTTGGGATCATTGAAACCTTTTGTGGGGTCTTGTTCATTTGCTGGTACGCCAGGCATGATACCCATGATAACAGGTTCTTGTAGATAATCTGGATCACGAAAGAAACCAAATACCCAATCGCCTGGTTTGATATTATGGAATGCACCAACTTGTGCAGTAGGTGGAAGAATAACTTGTGCCCAAGGCAAGTCTTGCGTAGGTATCTTTGTTAAGTCATCTGTGTGATAACCAAAACAACGAACACGAATACGCCCAAGTGCCTTTGGATCATCTCTGTCCTCACAGACTCCAATGAACCAAGTGAACCCATCACGACCCATAAAATAAGATAACATATCTGCCATAAAGAAAAACCCCTTTCCAGTATTTATACCGAAAAGGGGTCAAGTTAATCAGAGAGGAAACTTACTTATTCATTACATACATTGTTACTTCAAATCCAAAGCGCATTTCTTCAAAGGTAGGTTTTGTCCACATAGTGATTCTCCTTTCACATAATACTTATCACCAGATGATAACTTTTAGACTAAGGATAATCTTGATTATGTGGTAGTGATTGATTGGAGTGGATGACAGGAGTCGAACCTGCATGAAACAGATTTGCAATCTGCTGCGTAACCATTCCGCCACACCCACAAAGTTGGTCGGAGTGGAAGGATTTGAACCTCCGACATCTCGCTCCCAAAGCGAGTGGTCTACCAGACTGACCTACACTCCGTTATCAATGAACTCATCTAGTGTTGGGCGTTCTCTTTTACCTAAAGTGTATGCACGAAACTCAGACATAATCTTTTCTTTTGTTGTATTGTCTCTTGCAAGTTCATACAATCGTTTCTGGTTATCTGAACCAGCTCTCCATACACGATGATCGTCAGAGTAGTCATAGAACCAATCGTGCCTAGATGCTTCATTAAAGAACTGTTCAATATTCATTACACTGTTCCTGGCAAGTTTCTAGTTGTGTCGATAATATCCTCGACTTCTTCTTTCGTAAGGAAACCCTTTACGGTATCTCCCTCTTGAGTAATAGGTGGGAACGAGCATGGCTGTCCATTACGAACCAGCATGATTTCAAACAATCCCCTATCGCCGCCATAAGAACTCTTATGCGATACGATGGATAGACCGTAACCATTATCAAAATCAATTTCACCAGCATACTCGTTCCCTTTCAGATCACCATCAAACATGAGGTAATCGGAAACTTTGTATTCTTTTACACCTTCAAACATTAGTGACACCTTACACGCATCTTCATTGAACCGTCAGAAAAATACTGTGGACTAGTCCAACACTGTGACACCTTGCCTTGTGTCTGAATACCAACAGTATCAACAATAACAGTACCACTACTATTCTTAGCAGTATTGCCTACAGTTTGTAGAACAACTTCTTTGATAATCATCTGAACAAGAACATCACCGTTTGTATTAAACTCAAACGCATTCGCATTACCGATAGTGGCAGCGAACATTGTCATTGCAATTAATATCTTTTTCATAATTCACCTCTCTATTGACTATACTGTTATTATAACAAATCCACAGAGGATGTCAAGGGCTAAATGCAAAATAATTTAAAAAAGATTCTCAATAGAATCAATCACTTATCAATCAAGTCAGAATATTTTTTAAGTTTCTCACGTTTCTGATTGGCGTGAACCCCAATACTTACCGAATCAATACCAAGGTGATTCGCTGTAAGGTTAATCATAAACTGTAGATCACCTAGTTCCTTTGTCAGTTTGGATGTGTCGTTACCAAACCTCATAATCTTAGATGCTTCTTGAATAACCTCACCACACTCTTCCATGAGTATCGTGAGGCATTCTTCTTTTCTATTGAGTTGAAACTTCATCTAGTTCATTCTCCAACTCAGTCTTGAGAGTTTTCAATCGACTATTCATCCACCCAATGGCGGTATTGATATGTCCAGTGTCATGCGGTTGCAACTGACTCTCTGCATATTCAATCTCTTCTTTTAACATCCACAGTTTATCAAACTTCTGTTTCGGTGTCAACATCTTCTACTTCCACTTCTCTTGCATTACCATACTTGAATTCTTTATTTGCGACTTCATCTAACTGTGCCATCACTTCTTCCGTAAAGAACTTTTCTGGTTGGTTATTAATTGTTTTACCAAATGTCTTGGTGCCGTCTGGTAACTCTACACGAGTAGAGACAGACTTAAAGATACCATACTTCAACGCCAAGTCCAACAGTCCATAGTAACGATCAAGTCCTTTATCATAAGTCAATCGCACATCAACCATTTTGTTTTCAATCGTCAGACGACTCTTAGCATTCTTACAGTGAACGATATTACCGATCACCTCAGTACCATCC